ATTCGCAGGCTATCCATGATGCCGCCGACGCGCTCGTCCAACTGCGCGAGGAGCGGGATGCGCTGAAGCAGGATGCGGAACGGACGCACGAGCGCATTTGTCAGGCCATTGACTGTCGCAACATGGGTGATCATGCAAGAGGTTGGGGTATTCTGCGGTGGTGGCTCGTGGATGTAGCAGGTGCTGCAAGGGAGAAGCCATGACCGACCCTAGAGTCCCTGTTGCGTGGCTCCATGCCGACCATCGGACAGCCTACGTCATAACTGACAAGGTTAAGCAAGTGTGGTTGCAGGTAGACCCGAAGCACGTCGAGCATTACACGGTTCCGCTCTACCTTGATCGTTGGGATGGCGCTACGTTGCTTCGTGCTCCGATGGCATTAGGCGGTGCAGTTATCCCACCAGTAATCGTAAACAAGCCGAAGGGAATGGCACAACTGGAGCAGCAGAAATGAAGAACGAGGCCAATCAGCTAGCTGTAATAATGACCGTCATATTCTTTGCGGGATTCATTCTCGGCGCTCTTGTAGGGAGATTCCTGTGAAGTGCATTATCAAACTGCATGGCACCAGCGGTAGCGGCAAGACGACGGTTGCTCGGGAGCTCATGAAGCAGGCTGACCTAGTCAGGACTATCCTCAATCCTGCCTCCCGTAAGCCTGAGGCCTACGAGGTCAGATGGCTCTATAAGCACCCACTCTTCATACTGGGGCCGTACACGGCTACCTGCGGCGGTCTGGACAGTCTCTCAAATGTCGACGACCACATCCGGCTTCTTGAACACTACGGGAACCTCGGTCATGTCTTCTATGAAGGGTTGCTTGGATCTGAGTACTATGGCAGAATCGGGAAAGTGTCAGAACAGTACGGTGAGCAACACATCTTCGCCTTCCTTGACACGCCCATCGAGGTTTGTCTGGCTAGAGTGCAAGCTCGAAGATTGGCCAAAGGAAATACCAAACCCCTCAACCCCGCAAATACGGTGGGACGTGTGGCTAAGATCCAACGACTGAAATATCGTCTGGAGCACGAACTGAGTCGCAAGACGGTAATACTGCGACACGAACACGCCGCTCAGGAACTACTCGACATTTATAGGTACCACGATGCTCTCTGACCAGATCGCTCTGCTGCAGTACTGGGTGCGTGAACGGAATGAGATTCGTATCCTCAAGGATGCCCACGTTCGCAAGCCCTGGACGGATGACCCCATTCTCCGGTCGTACAAGTTCTGTAACGTGCGACGGGAGGATGACCGAGTCACTAAATGGATGAAGGTCAATTGGCGCCACGAGCGGTACTGGGATCATCCCAATTTCGTCCCCGCCATGATCTTCGCCCGCACTATCAATTGGCCGATGACCCTGGCAGAATTAGACTTCCCCCATACGTGGGATCCAGACCGCTACCTTGCTGTCATGGACGAGATCCAGGCCGCGGGAAAGAAAGTGTATACAGGGGCCTATATGATCACGGCGGGGCCAACGGGGATCAGGAAGAACGCTTGGGTGATCGGTAACGCTGAAAGCTACTTCAAGAACCCGCCCATGCTTCCCGAGGCTAGCATTCAGAAGTCCTGGGAGTCAATAATCTGTCACAGGTATCCCTGCGTAGGACCGTTCATAGCGGGTCAAGTCATAGCCGACCTCAAGCATACGAACATCCTAGCGGGCGCAGACGACTGGATGACCTGGGCAGCGGTCGGCCCTGGTTCAGCTCGGGGCTTGAATCGAATACACGGTCGAGAGCTGGCCTTTAACGTCGGGCAGGAACAGGGCCTGAAGGAAATGAGGAATGTACGAGTGTCGGCTAAGTTGGAACACCTTTGCCTTCAGGATGTACAAAACACGTTATGTGAATACGATAAATACATGCGAGTTAAATTGGGGCAAGGTAAGCCCCGTTCAGGTTATCCAGGAGCTTAGTCATGAGCGGAAAGAAAAGTATCACCCTCTACAATGGGGGAAGTAAGCCGATCAACGGGCACTATCGCTACAAGATTCCCGAGCGGGCAGTGTACCGAGCCGTCCTGCTCGCTATGGGTGGGAAGAAAATAGTTCAAATTTGGGACTTGGAGCGCGGCAAGGAGCTGGCTCTAGTCACCCGTGGAGTGAAGTCTGTAATCTTGGAGGTACGATAATGACGCCCCTAGCCCTTTGCTACAACGATGTAAATGAGGCTTACCATAATATGCAGACTAACAAGTTAGAATTCTGCGAACGGGAGGAGACAAGAAATGGGCCTGCCCTAGTCTACCAGGCGCCCGTGCTTATCTCCCATGCCATGCCGTACCGGCGTGTCTTGTTTGACCCCGTTCGTGACGCCAACCCGTTCTTTCACTATATGGAGGCGATCTGGATGCTATCGGGGAGCGAGAATGTAGACTTCCTGGCGCAATTTGCGAAGCAGATTCAGGAGTATAGTGACGACGGGACGACTCTGAATGGTGCCTACGGGTTCAGATGGCGGTATCACTGGGACGATCAGCTAGACGAAATCATCCATATGCTGAAAAAAGACCCCAACAATCGTAGGATTGTACTTACGATGTGGGATCCTCAGTTCGACCTCGGCTCCAGCAGTAAAGATATTCCTTGTAATACGCACATCTACTTCAGAAAGGTCGGGGAGAAGTTGGACATGACCGTCTGTAACAGGTCGAACGATCTAGTCTGGGGCGCCCTAGGCGCCAACGTCGTTCACATGTCAATCCTTCAGGAGTATATCGCAAATGCGACCGACATCCCGGTGGGTACATACCATCAATTCACGAACAACCTTCATGTCTACGAAGGCTGGGAAGAAAAGTACTCCAAGACCCGATCCAGATTCTACCAGTCCCGACCTGCGCTCTCGCGATGGAACTTCAGCCCGTCGAGCTTACCTGATTATGAGGCTCAACGATTCGTGGATCAAGGGATGGACGTGGATGAGCCTTATACTTGTCGGATTATTCGCAGTAATGCTCAGTTTATGCTTCTGGCCTGGCTGGCCCACAAGGATGGTGATGACCATTTGGCTCTTCACCATATAGATAACATCTACGACGAGGACTGGCAAGAAGCTTGCCGCCTCTGGATTACAAGGAGAATGAAATGACGGATTTCTGGGGTTGTTGCGGTAAGGCGAAGCCTGAGCACCGGACGGAGTGCCAGTATTACGGGCAACTGCCGGGACCAGACTATCTAGCCGTGCCGCTACCCGCCAACGCTAAGCAGGTCGGTGGGGAGCACTACAAGAACCCAATTCAGCACTGGGATTGGGTCGCGTCTAATGAACTAGACTACTTCCAGGGGCAGATCACCAAGTATGTCGCCCGCTGGAAGAAGAAGGGCGGCATTCAGGACTTGGAGAAGGCCCGCCATTTCCTGGACAAGTACATCGAGCTTCAGCGCTGAGCGCCTCCCCTTTGGGCTTAATTATCACCCCACCCTTGGAATTGTCGTCCGTAATCACAGCCCCGCCGCTTCCTACTTGTACCGTTAGAGAGGTACAACTGGAGAGAAGTAGCACGAGCAGCAAGATCCAGGGCTTCAATGGGCGCAAAAGTGAAGAGGCGGCGGGGCTACATAAGTCGCCGCTGACGAATTAGTAAGCGTCATATTGATTGGGACGCATCCAGAGCTAGTTACGACCACACTATAGGTTCCCATAGTTCCATTGGCTACGGGAGTCACTGTAGTAGCCAGTCCGCCCGCTATAGTGGCCACTGTCTGGACGTTTGATCCTCCAAAAGTACAAGAGGCGCCCGAAGCTGGCGCCGTGAAGGTCACGTTAAAGCCCGGCATAGGCGTGCCCACTCCATTATCCGCCCGAACAGTCAAGGGACTAGGGAAGGTGAGCGTAATGGGGGAAGATTGTCCATCGCCACTAATGGGCACTAATACTGCGGGACTTGTCGTGTTAACTACGTTGAAGCGCATCGACCCTCTAGGGCCAGTAGGATTTCCCTGCTGATAGAAATCGCATGTAAACGCTCCAGGAGTTGCTCCTGTGGTAATGCCCACAAGAAGTGATCCGCTGCCTGAGGTGATGCCATTATATGTACTTCCCCCACTTTGCGTGATTATCGTACCAGCAGGAGCTCCAACCAACTCCGCTGTCGCCGCGTAACCGTTCAGAGTATCTTGGGTGTTGTAGAATATCCCAAACCATTGCGCATTAGTTTGTGGAGTATTAGTAGTCAATTGTATAATTGTACCTACCCCCACCCCCACCGCCGCCAGCACCCCTGCTGAGACGGTGGCTATATTAACTAAAAAGTCTGTAACAACTACAGGGTCCGCTATAAGAGTAGCTCTTACAGCTAAGTTTGTGCCTACAGTGTCGCCCCCACCTGGGTAGAATGGAGTAATTGTGAGTCTATCATCAGCTATGCCGTCTGAATTTGTAAAGACGGACATTGAAGAAGTCAGCTGTCCACTAAAGCCTGTAACCCAGTGAAGCCCTGGGTTAGGCGAGGGAAATGGCTGAGAAGTTACATCGTACTTGACTTCGGTATTTGCCCAAGGAGTGCCATTAGCTTGTAGCACCCTAACTTGCTGTCCAATTCTACAACCTCTCCAGAAGTTCACATCAGTTGGTCTGGAGAGGTTGTTTTCGGTTGTCTGCTTATCTCCATTCCACTTTTCCATAACAATAGTGGGGGCGGTATTAGTCAGAGAAAACGTAACCGGTGTACATCCTGGGGAAGATGCAGTAACCAAGTACGACCCTTGCGTAGAATTAGCCAAAGGTTTAGGGGCAGTGGCGGTTCCCGAGGCATCAGACGTCGCGACATACGTCGTCAATCCACTAAACCCACAAGAAGCGCCTGAAGATGGAGACGTAAATGTTATTGGGTATCCAACTGACGCTGTCCCCGACGCATCCTTAGCTAAGACAACTAAGGGAGCTGCAAATAGGGTATTAGCCCGAGCACTTTGCGGAGTACCGCTAACTATAGTGAGAGTGGTAGGTTGCGGATTTAAGACGGTAACATATGTGTACCCATGCGGTCCGCTGGGATTTCCAGTCTCATACCAGTCTAATTTGAAACTACCTGCAACAGACCCAATAGTGAGACTTCCTACGGGAAATACTCCAGACGTTCCAGTAAGTCCACTTATCGAAGTTGAGCCGCTTGAAGTGAATACTGTTCCAGCCGGAGCTCCAACTAAATCGCAAGTACAAGGAAACCCATCCCCTACAGTGGTCCCACTTGTACTATAAAGCTGAGCTTGCCACCCAGGATTTATCTGAGTATTAGCATTTGTAACGTAGGGTGCTTGATTATTTCGTGGAGTTCCCACCGAGCCCAGTACTCCAGACGTGGCATCTACTACGCTACAAGTAAATGTTGTATTTATGGCTGTATTACTTACTACTTCAGCCAATACTTGATAGTTTTGAACGGCAACTTGCGGATACGGGTTAAGGTTGAAGGCATTTAGAGCCGTGCCAAGTGGGTAGCAAATGCCGTCAGAATTAGTATTTACAGTTACAGTGCTGGTGCCAGACGGTGCGAAGCCGGTATTCCAAGCTGTAATCCACGCACATGTTCCGTCAGGAGTGGCTCCTGAGACGCGAGATACTGTAAATCTAACTGGTTCATTGATCGCAGGACTGCCGTCTGCCTGCAATACCCGTACAAATTGGGATATGTCGAACCCTGACCAAGGAGTGTTAGATCCCGGCCAGGGTGGTCCGTCAACAGGGGGTTGCTTTTTCTGAGCGTCCCCGTTCCACTTCTGAATTGTAGCAGCGACCATTAGTACACCGCAGCGTTAGCCAGATAATTGGTGCCATCGTATTCAAGCACGACTACCGTAATTTTCAACGTGCCTGCGTTAAAGTCGGGCTTGGCGAAAGTCGGCCCCGGCCATTTGACCGTAGCGGGGAAGGTGACAGCATTGTTCGACGCCTTGAAGGTGATCCGACCAATGTTCCCCAGAGTCAGTCCGGCTATGGACGTAATTGTGAGGGGCGCCGCGAGGGTCATTACAAGGGATTGGCTAACGGCGAAGTTGACTGCGGCTACGCCTGCCGTAGCCGACGCAGTAATTCTGTAGTAGTTGGATATAAATACAGGAGCGCTGAGGCTTACATCTGACGAAATGGTCCCCGTTGCCGTTATGGTCCCCGTAGCAATTGAAGTAGGGGCAAATGTACCAGCAGTAAAGGCGCCAACTACGGACAAGCTGGATACCGTCATCAACCCTGAAGTAGGGTTGATAGAAAATCCCTTAGCAGCGTCGTAGGTATCCCCATTAACGGCCACTGATGGGCGAACGCTATACACGCCACTGACGTCGCTATATACCTTCCAGTTATACGTACCTGTATACCGATACGTGGTAAATCCGTAGAAGTCCTGCCTGAGTGAGGAGACAACCCTGTCAGAATTAAAACTGAATACCGATATGCCCGAAACTACTGCTGCCATTACCGCCGAGGATGGCCGATAAAGGCCCAAGTTAGTCTCATTGGTAAAGGCCAAGCCTGGAGCGCTGATGATACCATCCGCAATGCGGAATGGGGCCGTCATACCACCTCGTCCGCTGCGGTCAAGTGACTCCGTTATCGCATCCGCTATGTCCTGCATCGTTGGGTTGGCCCAACTAGTGGAGACAGCCGTAAACGGCACGACCGGATTAGTCGGCGGCAGCGTGTAGATACCTGATCCATTACGTGGCATTATTCCTCCCAGCCTCTACCTTGGTATACTGTTTGTGGAGTTACCGCGGTGCCCATACGAAGGGCATCGGATAGCTTCTTGCGCCACTCAGGCGCTCCTGGACCGGCAATCTTTTGACCTATCCTGTCGGCTTGATACAGAGCCTTACCAACTGTATCCTGGACGAAAGATTTGAATATCCCAGCAGGTTCCCCTGAACTTTGACTAGCCACTCCAGGCTTGTAGTTCCGCATATTGAGTAGGTCCACGAGCTCAGTAACTGAATCAGTAATCGCGTCCCTTGGCCCTCTTCCTGCTTCGAGCTTGAGGTGAGAAGGCGTAAGTATGCCTGTACCCACATCAGTACCAGAGCCGCCGCCTGACGACCATACCCGATCAATGTTAGACACGTGCCGCCCTCGTTGCTGAGCCGCCTTAAATGCCGCAAGAGCCTCAGGCCCTCTACTGGCTTCAATCAGGGACTCGATGGCGACTTTAGCCTGAGCTTGAGCGGGCTTGCTCTTCTTCAGGTCATCAATTTCTTTCCACATGCTGTACAATTGGTCCCCGTCGTACTCAGTCATGCTAGACCGCATTGCCCTGCCCCCGCCCTTGGCCTTACTTTGGACAGACGCTGCCCGCCAAAACTTATTCAGTTCCGAATTGGTTACAAATTTACCGTTGGTCTCGGCCAAATCAGTAATGGCGTCCACCAATGCCTTAGCCTCTGGAATGGGGAGAGGAGCTTTACCAGCTATGGAAGCCCGGCCACTCGACTCAGCAGCCTCATACGCTGCCGTCATACCTGGTCGGGTGAGACGGTCGCCAGGAATCTGCGCCTCCTTCATGAGGAACCTAGTCAACTGAGTACTCTGGTTGAGTCCGGCTGCCTCATTCACGCCCAGCACATTGGCTATCTTCGATCCTGTCAAGGTCGGGTTGAGCTGGGGCGATGTAAGCGTTACTGGTCCAGCCGCCTTAGCGTCGTCGAGGCCAGCTGCCCGTATGGCGCCAGAGGGTTTAGTTGAGGGGAAGAACCTACTTCCTACCTGAGATACTCCGCCAATAGTTGCTCCGATACCCGCATTCATGGCTTGATCAGTAGCGGTTGGCGCAGGTTGAAGCGCGGCCAACGTCCCGCCGGCAAGCACAGCCCTCGGAATCGTGGTTGCCGCTCCGCCCGCAACCGTGAGCGGGTTGGCGTAGGTACTGACAGTACGAGCTGCTGCGTAACGGGGATCAGTATCCGCCCGCTTTTCTTGAGCCGCTACATCCGCCATAGCCTGCTCGCGGTCACTTTGACCAACCAGTCCCTTTGCACCTTCCCATATATTCTTGTAGGCGTCAATAGTACCTTCACGACCTGACTTCGTGAACGGATTAGTAATCACTCTAGCTACCGTAATTGGGAGGGCACTGGCCATATCCTTGTAGGACTGACCCGAACCGAGAAAGTCCATGACTCCCGTATCGCCACCTTCAAAGCCCTGATTTTGTCCGCCCCGTTCTTCAGGAGACATGGGGCCAGGAGGCACGCCGCCTGCCGCATCAACGCTCGCCGGCAGCGCGGACTGCGTTGCGCTACCGGCTGCGATAGGGTTTTGTTGAGCCTTATCTCGCTGCTTCTTATACGCTTGGTACTCGTGGTAGGACTCATTTTTAGCCTGGATTAACGGCTTGCCCTCGGCCTCCACTTTCTCACGAATCCTATTATCTCTCCACTCAGCTGAGTTCAAGAACTCGCGCATATCCTGTATCAAAGCCATCCTAGATGAAGGATCTTGCTTCGCGCTAATGACCCGCTCTTTAACTGCTAACAAATCAGCGTCGGAGATGCTATTACCCGTGCCGTACTGTTTAAGGGCAAGAATAGAGGCCACCATGTCGCCAGTAAGCCTAGCAAACTGTTCCGTAGCCTGGCCCCTCCTCGTCTTGCTCCCGGTAGCCGTACTGAGGGCATTCTCAAAGAACATGGGCACTTCCGTGAATCCCGTCCACGTCTTATGAAGCGCCTCCATCTTATTAAGAATGTCGTGAGTATCGCCAACGCCCCCACTGGTCTGATCTTTCTGGTAGGTGTTCTCCCGACCCTTCATCTGATCTTTGTATATATCTTGAGCTACTGGATCACTTCTTCCAGGTACGCCTGTACTAGGACGTTGTAGCGGCGGGGCGCCGCTAGCCGCCACTGCCCCAGGAAGTGCCGATTGGGGGGCAGGCTGGGCTTGCGCCGTGCCTACGGGATTAAGCAATTGAGCTGCCCGTTGCAAGTATCCCTGAGTCTCTTGCGCCGGTGGCGGCTTACCCTGAGCTACTGCGTCCCCTTGCGCGTACCCGCCATTGTAATGGGCCAGTACAGCCATATCATTGTTCCCGTACTTCCGACGACCATCCGACAAGATGTGGGTTGCCATCAACTCCGCATCGTCAGGGTTCATCGGATCAAGCGGCCTACCCGCCAAACGGGAGAGCTTCGCCACATTTTCAGGCATGATCTGGAACGGTCCAACTGCTCCCTTCGGACTGACCGGATTATTTGGATCCCATCCCTCCAATTGGGGGATGATACGAGTCAGTGGATCGCGTCCATTCCCGCCGGATTCCGCCGCGACGGCCCCCGCTAGGGGCGAGGAACGACCGCTACCAGAAGGAATCGGGCCGCTAACAGGTCCGGCTACGGTCGGGTAGGGGGTAGTAGCCGGATAGGTCGAATCGCCGCTCGGAGCAGGCCTTTTCAGATACCCCTCGGCGTAGGCATCTCCGCGCAACATTTGCTGTATCTGACCATTTGGCAATTTCACGTCTACAAGAGTGTTATCGCCTCGTGCCTGTTCTCGCTGACGGTAAGCCCCAGTAGCCCCTGGATCCTCTCGGCTACCACCGCTTAAGGTGCCGCGCACGTTATGGGATGAATCAAACGGGGCTAGTTGCTTAAGCAGCACCTCGCCTCTCTTGGCCCTTCTCGGATCGTTTGACGTAGCTAGCCGCAGAGCGTTGACGTAGTCAGCACTCCCACCGCCCTCACTGCTCTCACCGCCCCGTCGGAACATGTCCATAGCGGCATCGCGCTCATCCTCATCATTCCAGCGCTTCTGATCCAAGTCCTTACCCAACTGAGCTTCGCCAGTAGCGCGAAGTGCGGGATTACGAAGCAGGTTAGCAACTTCAGGACGCACGCCTTCTATGCTTTTCTCAAAGGCTATGTTGGCCCGACGAGCCAAGTCCCGCTTCTGGGGGCCAATAGCCTCTAGATCATCTCGGGCTGTCGCTCCGTGGTAGGCATTCTGAAAGGCCATTGCTGGATTGTTCAACGGGGACTGACTGGAGCCGATGCGCAAAAGCTGAGCCATTGCGGCTTTGCGCTTCTCATCCAGTTCAGTTTCTTCAATCTGAAATGGATCCAAGCTATAGTCGTTGGCCATTATCTATCTCCCAAGCCCATGGCTATCCCGCCGTATGATCCATAATCAGTTGGCGCAGTTGGTGCAGTCGGTGTCCCCGCCAGCTTTTTCGCCAGAGCCAACGCCTCAGCAGTTGCAAGTGCCGACCCCGTAGATGATTGATTAGCGCCTTGTTGTAGAATGTCCCCACCCTGAACTTGTCCCGGCGACTGAATAGTCTGACCACCAGCAGAAGGATTCGTGGGGTTGCCCGAGTTGAGCCAATCCCACTCTTTCATGGTCTGATCGCGCAGACCTAGAGTCTGGTTATACTGGGCCTGATCCGCGGCAGTTTGAGCGTTCTGCATCCCAGGTCCGGCGGAAACCTGAGCCGAGGCCAATTGATTGGCGCCTTGCATTGCCGCGATCTCACGATCACTTAATTGCTGACCCGCAGCAAGCTTCTGCTGAGCCTCAAGCGCCGTCTGCTGCATTAACTGAGCATTCTGGAATCCGGCTTGCTGAGCCGCGGAATCTGCTTGGATCTGACTCTGCTGCATCCCCGTCTGCTGACCAAACTGGGCTTGCTGCATCTGAGCAGCGTTAGCAAAACCCGCCGCCTGAGCTGCTCGATCAGCTTCAATCCCCGTCTGCTGCATACCGGATTGCTGACTAAACTGAGCTTTTTGCATCTCAGCAGCATTAGCAAAACCCGCAGCTTGGGCGGCTCTATCAGCTTCGATTCCAGTCTTTTGCATCCCCGTCTGCTGACCAAACTGAGCTTGCTGCATTTGGGCAGCATTAGCGAATCCTGCCGCCTGGGCTGCCCTATCAGCTTCAATTCCGGTCTGCTGCATCCCTGTCTGCTGTCCGAACTGGGCCTTTTGCATCTCCGCAGCGTTAGCGAAGCCAGCCGCCTGAGCTGCCTTATCAGCTTGTATCTGGTTCTGCTGCATCCCAGTCTGCTGGCCGAAACCCGCCTGCTGCATACCCTGCTGATTGGCGATATCGGCACCCTGTATCTTCGATTGCTGCCCGAAGCCCGCTTGTTGCATGGCTTGCTGGGCGCCGATATCCGCGCCTTGCATCTTCGATTGTTGACCGAATCCCGCTTGCTGCATAGCTTGCTGGCTAGCAATACTGCCTTGCTGTAATGCTTGCTGAGCCGCGATATCCCTCTGCTGCATCCCGGTCTGCTGACCGAAGCCAGCTTGTTGCATCCCTTGCTGACTAGCGATGTCGGCCCCTTGCATCTTCGATTG